ATTGGTAATTCCAAAAGTGGCTCTCATCCATTGGAGCCAGTTGTTACTTCCCTTAGCCTGATTACATGAACGGCAGGACGGAACAAGGTTCTTGGTAAAAGAAGCTCCGCCATAACAGCGAGGCTTAACGTGATCAAGAGTAAGTTCATCAGGTTCATAAGTGTTACCACAATAGACACATTGATTATTGAAGTGTTCCTTAATAGCGCGTCTCCAAAGACGCTTTGCTTCGGGACTTGTCATGGCTATTAGGTTGTGTAGGTAGTAATCAGGTTCAGGGAAGAGAGGCGTCATGCGTACTTCTTGCCAGTTCTTGGTCGTTTACGGTTAGATGTTGGTTTCTCAAGCTTGCCTTTGTTAGGGCCTGTGTGAGAAGCATCCATTCCATCTTTATTACCGTATGTTCCAAGTTTCCTGTTAAGCTTGTTTGCTGCAGTGCGAATCTTGAGACCTTCTTTGGTCTTGTTATATTTAGCCTGTTGCTTCAGACGCTTAGCTCTTGCTTCAGGGTTTTGCTTATAGTATTCAGCTGTAGACCTTGCCATACAACCTCTTCTGTACTAGCTCCGGATCTATCTTTGGCATGATGGTGGCCAGCTTATCCAGTGGATTACCGTCATATGCAACACCACTGATGTCATTTTTAGAGAGCCAGTCACACGCTGCTTTTAGGTCAGCAGTAGAGGCTTCACCGGATTTAATCCGATTAAGTAGCTCTTGCGTGACCATATTATGGAGTTCATTGAACATGTCCTCCGTTGCTTTCTTGTTAGCCATTTCTCAATACGATCTGGTCTAGTTTGTTTTCGATGCGGATCATGTGATCCTCCATCTTTTGAAGGGCAGTGGCTAACTCTTGTCGTGGAACATACTTCTCAGCAAGACGAAGTTCAATGTCGTCAATACGTTTGTCGATAGTATCCATACGAGAGTTTGACTTACCGTGAATGGTCATCACACCACTACCCACCCCAACAATGAGTGATACAACTCCAGTTATGAGTGCTTCAATCATGCTGCTCCATCAACCGAATGAGTTTCTGTGGATAGATTGGATCAGTGGCATATCCTTCACGCTTCAGCAGGTATGCACAATCTTCACGAGTGGCTGCTCGGTTGACGCCTTTATAGCCTTTGTAATCCTTGTACCACTGGGTAACAAGGTGGTTAACACAGTCGTAAGGAGTGGCAAAATCCTTGAACGATGCTTTGATCGTCACAGGACCGTTGCCATAGTCTTCCCAGGTGGTTTTAACAGTACCGGGACCTTTAATACCAAAGAAGTTATTTTTACCGCTTAGGGCAGTTCCGTAGGCAGATTCAAGTGCCCACTGTGCTGCAACAACCTCAGGGAACTTGGCACCAGCAGCTGCAGCAGCCGCTTCGATGCCATCCCATGTGTTACTGAATGTTTGAGCCGGAGGTTTAGCAGGAGGTGTCCTCCAAAGTTTTACCCATTCCTGGTCATCAGAAAGCCCCTCAGACCCAAGAAGTTTCTCAAGGGCTTGAAGGGCTTTGACTTGATTGGGCAAACCTTTGTAGTACCGTGCTACATCGGTTAGCTTAATCATCGGTTCTTGAATGCTCTACGGATACGACGTACAGTGTCATCTTCAGTACGAGTCTTACTGAAGAACACAGCTGCATAAGTGATGAGTTGTGTGACGCTGTTTGCTTTGCGCTTCTTGGTCATGCCAAGGTACTCAGAGGCAATGAATAGCGCAAAGAAAGCCAAGGTCTCATAGGACACTTTGATGCCAAGAATAGTGATCATGACTATGTGAGCCAGATAGCGTTAGCAATGGCGATAACTTTAGGGTCTTGGCCTGTAAGATCATCACCGGGGTGCAGTACATGACGGCTATACGAAGAAGACAGAACTTCTTCGTTTTCAATTACTTGCGTAGCAGAACGAACTTGAATAATGTTGTTTTCAAGTACTTCGACTCTATCTACAACGGTTTCTTTTGAATAGGACATAGTAAATGTGTGAGATTATTATGCGACATAAGAGAAGTCAAGCCAAATATCTCCAACTCCACTAGAGATCTGCGAAACGACAGCAGAGCTGAGGCCGCTGGTCGTTTGGTTGTTCAGAAGCAGCTGAGTGCTGCTATTGCGTAGCTGGCCAACAATCGTACCTTCTGTAGATGTAATATCTGCAACTGTGATTGGTACGTGCTGCCAAGTGTTTGCTGTAGAACCGGTCGCATACGGCAATCCACTGATCCTGATTTGTGATCCGGCTGTCATTCCAGTTGTATTGATATTCAGGATTGCAGCCCTGATTCGCACTGTATTACCAATCTTGGTATAGCTAGCAACAGTGGTAGTTATGGAAGCGTTATTTGTTCCATCCGTAACAACCGGAGTCCATGTTCCAGTTTCGTAGTCGGTTAGAACAGAGCCAGAGGCACTGGCCCCCGCCACAGCGGAAAAGTCAATGCCGTACCCATCGGCAAACTCAAGATTACCGCTGGAACCAAGAACTGCCCTTGGTGTTGAGGATCTGTAAATGCTGACGCCATCTGATGAAACGTGAACAGAAGCACTGGTTGTGCTGTTGCCCGACCAATCAACGCCACGTCCACCAAGTACAACAACAGGGCCAGTGGTAACCGGAGCATTGGTGTTTGATTCAAGCCACGGAGAAATGATGACGTGAGTAGAGCCCCCAGCATTGCGCAAGAATGGGTAGGCGCAGTACTCAAAAATCGGGTTAACGAATGTCAGATTCCAAGAGGATTCCGCGTAATACCCATAAGAGCAGCCACTGAAGTAGCAGTTGCTGATAACCATGCCGCTGGTTGACCAGCCGGTAACAACCGTTTGGTCGAATACAATGCCACCGGTCAGAACGGCTGGACTTGCGCTATCGCCGCAATCCAGGAAGCGACAGTTGTCAATCGTGAACTGCCACTGTCCAGAGAAGTACAAGGCTGCGCTGTTCCAGTAGCGGAACATACACTCTTCAATGATCGTGTGGCGCTGGGTGCCGACGTTGCCAAAGTCAAAGCAGCGTTCCCCGGTCCCTGTTGTTGCACCTGGACCCGTGAAGTAAATTCCTCGATAAGTGGCACTGTGAAAATGACTGAAAAGAGGGGAACCCGCAACAGCAGGTACAAAGTCGATCTGCGTATTGGAGGTGTTGCCGCCAGCCCCGATTAGCTCAGGTCTTTCGGCAAAGCCTGCTGCAACGGAAACAGTGATCGTCTGAGTAACGCGATACTTGCCCGCTGGCAGGTAAACTCGCCCAGCTGAGGTCAGAGCATTTTGAATAGCGGTAGTACAGTCGTAAGTCGATGTTTTTGCTTTAATTCCAGCATGTTCAGCAACCGGAATAAAATCCAGTACACTCACCACATCTTGCAGCTTTGATTCAACGGTGCGCTGCTCAGCACCAGAACCGGCCTGGATGAAACCTCCACCCAGGTCGGCTAAGTCACGTGTTTTTGTCACAAGTTAGTTACTGAGTAGAGGACACTTTGATGCCGAGAATAGTGATCATGATTAGCAGTCGGTAGCGTTTGCAAATTCAGGAAGAGTCTTGAGATGTTCATAAGCTTGTTTAATAGGATTGGGACCGTCTAGATCTAAACTAAATCGTACATTAGAAGAGTCAAGAACAATACCGTCCTTATTATCTTTGATCTCAATAACAGCAGTTATCGAGTTCTTAGTTCCGGTTACTGTAGATACTTTGATGTAGACAGAATCAAAGTCTATTGCTTGTTGAAAATTGTCAACAAGTTGCATCGATTGGGAAAGTGCCATAATAGCTTGTTAAGTTGCTTTGTAAGTGATACGAATACGGAAGGTTCCAGTACCCGTTCCTGCAGTTATTAAATACGTATTATGAGTGCTACCACTAAAAACACTGCCCGTCGCAGAAAGATTAGCTGCTCCGTTTGTCAAACTAACGGAAGAAAGATCCGCAATATCTAACACCCTGTTATTTTGACTTGTATCGCCAATACGTAAACGGCATGTAGTTAATGTACCTACAACATCAATTAGTTCTACTTTTGATATATATCCTCCTAACTCTGTTTCTGACCCCAAAAGCCATGCCGTTTGTGCTACGGAAACATTCGCCGTAAAAGTAGGACTTATCCATTGTCTTGTTTGTAAACTGCTAAGACCGGGAACAGCAACCCCGGATACAGACACAGACTTCAGAAAATCAAAAAAGTTCGATCCTCCCAACTTGCGAAGTAGGCTGGTAGTTGCTGCTCCAGAACCAGTCAAATAGAAGACATTAGCTGGAGTATTGTCATATAAGTTATTACTGAACACATTGCCATAAAAATCACCAACTGCATCAATGCTCCACTCTATGAAATTCTCAACAGCGTTTAATAACGCAACTTTATTTTCGGTAAAAGTAGAATTTACGAAGCGTCTAAACCAAAAAGCCGAAGTCCTAGCTGAAACATTAGAGGTATTAGAATTACCGACGTAATTACCGGATACGGTAAAGTTCGTGCATTTAAAGATTTCACCTAATCTGATAGGAGTTCTGCATTCTTCTATATAATTATTTGTTATTTGAACATTAGTACAAGCACCTGCATCCGTTCCGCTAACAATAGATTCATTGGCGACCCATATGCCGTCATAAGAAGATTCAATAACATTTCCAGTAATAGTTCCTACTGTTAATGGTCCTCTGATATTGATTGCACCTCCGGCGCTTCCTCCAGTAATGACACAATCTCTGATAACGAGCCCATTGGTGTAGTCAGAAGCCCGAATAGCCCAATTACCGCTACCTGATGTAGTTACGTCACTATTTAGTATGACGCCACGAACACTGAACAGAATGTTTATGCCGCCTTTAATTTCGCAATCAAACACACGAAAATCGGGGCATAGATTAAAAGTTACAGCGTAAGGACTCCCTGTGCTATTTACGGATAAGTGCGAAAGTTCAATTTCCCTAATAGAACCTCCTCCATCTCCACATACAATTTTACCGACAATTTCACTTCGATATTTGCCGGCTCCAATAAGATGTGCTTCGTCTCCTGGCGTAATAGTGGAAACAAGGTAAATACCTTCCGGGAAAAAAACGCATTTATGAGCATCGATTGCCGCCTGAATAGCTGCCGTATCATCAGCAACCCCATCACCAACCGCCCCAAAGTCCTTAACGGAGACAACATCCTTTAGCTTGCTTTCAACAGTCCGAGTAGTTGCACCTATGCCGGATTGGGTAAATGCAAGCTTAGTAGATTGAATAGCAGCTCCACTATCCACCTTAGCGTTAGTGACACTGCCATCAGGAACAGTACCTACAGTATAGCTAGAGGAACTATGAACCTCAACAATATCACCAGCAATCAATGCAGGGATACCAGTAAGCGTTGATCCAGTAGTACCCAAATAATCAATACCTCGAACCTGTAGAGCGCCGTTGATAAAGACCTTTTCAGAACCAGGTACATACGATAGAGTGATACCATTATCATCATTTCCACTGAGGCTGGTCTCACCACCAACTGCAGTCTTCGACCACCGACGGTAAAAGACTGGAACTTCTGAGGAGAAAACACCTTCTACAAAGCTACGATTGGCAGCATCAGTACTAGCAACTGGAGCAGCAAGATTGGTAATTTTGTAGCCATTCATATTGAAGTCACTAACCATAGGGTTAGAACCATCAATGCTGACAGCGTTATTGTTAATCTCTTGGGTTACATAAAGATTCTGAGTGAAGTTATCATTCAGGTCCTTTGCTCGAATAGCGGAACCTGGATAGAAAGTAGCAGCCAATGCCGCATCATCGGTATCCCGATAAATACGAATGGCTGCACCATTAGCAGGAGCCGTGTTGAATGATACCGTGGTAGCGTTGGCTAAGGTATATGCAGTTGTATCAACACCATTAACACTTACTTTAATGTCAGTGGTTTCAAGGTATGGGAAAGTGAAGGAATAGTTCGTGATTGAACCATTCCCTGTGTATGTGTTTTGTGTTACGGCCATTACTTCCTAATGTCAAGTAGAGCTTGGACTTCATCCGCTCTCTGTGAGTTACCTTGTTTACGTTGGGTGGCAGCAAGTGCCTCAAGACGAGCCTGTTGATTAAGTTGTTGAATATCTGGCGAATCATTCATCAGGTGCTGCCATGCAACCTGCTTGGCATCCTTCAGAATCTTTTCAATACGTGAGTTATGGAACGTTGTCGAAGCATCATAGCGTCGCCCATTATCTCGATCATTCTCCATCTTAAGGATAGAGTCAATAACCTTAGGGTCTTGGAATAGACGCTCCAGCTGTCCTTCAATGTTCTGCTGGCTTACATAATACTGGAACTTAGATTTGAGATCAGGACGACCTTCTAGTGATTCCTTATTGGGGCCAGTGTTGAAGGTAAGCTTCAGATCAACACCACTACGGAACAGTAGATCCCTAGTTGGAGTAACAGTTGGGTTTACCATGAAAGGTGAGACACCATTCCACAGTCGAACAGCAAGGTCATAATCCTGAAGCGGTTGACCATTAAGGATGTCGTACCTATAGGTAGGAGTAACACCAGGCATCAGGTCAACATACAGGTTGCGGTTGTAGATAGACTGAGTAAATCCTTTCTCCAGTTCACGCATACCAGGACTGAGAATCTTGCCGATCTCATTCCTCATACCACTAAGAGGTACTTGGTTATTAACTAGGTTTGCAGCAATCTGAGGAAGCTTCATACCACCTTGGAATGCTTCAGTCACCTGAAACAGTCCAGCCATAAATGACTTATTGGTGATGTTCTGGCTGATCAGGTAAGCAATAGCTCCAAGATGATCTGCGGTGTGTTGATCCCCCATGACCTTGTTGGCATCACCAACGTCAGCGATGAAGCTGAGAATCGTGTTGAATGGTTCTAGGGCTTCATAGGAGACATACTTATCCCCCATCTTGATTGAACGAGGACGCCAACCAAACTGTTGCCATGATTCACGAAGTTGACGATCATAAGGACCGTTGCCTGTTACCTGACCATTAGCAACCATCATGGCTATCATTGCAGTAAAGCCATACCCGATAGCTTGACGACCGCGAATAGTAGCTCGTGCTATCTCCAGGTCTTCTGCAGACTTGATGCCATACTGCAGCAGCTGTGGATCATCAAAGTTGCGAGTCAGGATGTCTACATTCTCTTTGATGAAGCTGTTAAGGATTGGTGTGTACTTAGACGTAAGGTCAAGTGCTCCAACACCTGTCTTCATGAACAACATGAATGGACGAAGGTACGGTTGTGCTTTAAAGGCCTCATCTAGCTTCTTAGCAAAACCACTCAGCTCTCTAGTGAATGCAGCTTCTTGATAGGCAAACTTGGCGATACCATCACTCAGTTGGCCATCAGCATCAAATATCTTTCCTTCAAACCTCTTCTCAGCTTCTTGAATCAGCCTGGGAATCTCTACATCATCCCACGCCTTACCAAGTTGCTTCGCCTGATCCCATACTTCCATCACAGCTTGTTGCCGGATGCTTGCACGTCCGATCATGTTCTTAAAGAACGAGTCAGATGCTTGAAGAATACGAGGACCGTAGTTAAAGATAGGAAGTTTGTTGACAGTACGCAGGAAATCTGCAATACCCATCATCGCTTTATCTCCATCTGATCCGTAGAGACGAGCACTTTCCTTTAATGCTTCCCATTCGTAGTCCTTACCTGTTGGAGTAAAGCCACGCCAGCCTTCATCTAGTTGGGTATAGGCATGGAAATCAGCAACGGCTTTCTTCCACGACTCCCCAATAGATTCGTACATAGCCCCCAGAGAGGCGTATGCACCACGAATAACACCTTCCTTATCTGTTTGACCTAGGCTACCAACAATTGTAGCCACAGGACGCATGATAGTGTTCAAACCTGTACCAACAGCCGCACGAACTGGTGTCTTAGGGCCAGACAACATGGAGTTGATACCCATGGTTGCCATTTCATCAATGACTTTATTTCTGACTACAGCATCTCCTTCCCGATAACCACGGAGGTTACGGGACATAAAGGCATTGAAGTCAACAAGCATTGACTTGTTAGCACCATTAGTAGCTACAAAGTGGTTGAATACCTGCAGTAGCTCATCGTTGGCATTATCCCTGATGAGTTGCTTGAGGGCTTCTGAGGACTCAGATACAGCACGATCAGACTCATCCATCATCTTGCCAAGGTCTTCAAGACCAGGACTGAACCGACGAAGGTTCCAAGACGACAACATGGAGGTCTCTTTACGGATACGTGTCAGTGCTGCCCATCGTGCAAGCACACCATCCATGACTCCACCGGGAGCATTGAGTGCTACTTCATCAGCAACATTCACAGCACCCCTAGCAAGGTCACGCATACCGTGAGTCAGTTGGGAAATAACCAGATCAGTAGCAATAAGCTGAGAATGATTCAGAACCTCACGACCTTCAATAACGGTCTTAGGAAGTACACCACCATTCTTGGTACGTGAGAAGGCATCAATGAAATCCCGAAGCTCATCCGCACTGTAATCAGTAATAGCTCGCTGATTACCACCCTCATCTAGGAACTTGGCTAGCTCATTAGCAGCTTCAACAAAGTCATCCTTGATGTTCTGGGGAGTCTTCTTACCACCGTAGATTGCTTGGAAGGCAGGATCAGCTACCAGTTGGTCTGCAATCTGATCTACCTCTTTCTTACTAAGACCAGGAGCACCATATTCTAATCGACGAATATGAGCTTCACTAAGGGGACCACGGGGAGAACCCTGTGATTGAGTCCAGTCGTTACGGATCTGGATCATATCCCTCACACCTTTAGTTGGACGTGAGGTGTTAGTCAGAGCTTGGTTATCAGTAACATCACCCTCATCGTAATAGGCAGGGTTCTGGCGTGGAGCACCATTAGCCATATCCTCAATGAGTTGATCTTCGGCTACCTGTTGGTTAGCCTTCCCTTGCTTCTCAGCTCGACGACCAAAGTCACGTACTTCACCCCAGTCAAGGTCATGCTTCTGAGCAGCCTTGGCCATGTATTGAAGCTTCTCATCTTCTTTAAGAGCCTTCCAATGGTCGATACCCATTAGTTCGTTATTAGCTCTCCATTCAGCAATGGTGGGGAACTCAGCCATCACAGCCTCACCAGTTGAGTCCGCTTGGATTTGAGCTAGCTTTTCATTACCAGCCTTCTCTTGTCGGTATACACTGGCTTCATAATCTTTCTGTGCATACCGCTGAACCTTTTCTGTCTTCTGTGCATACTCAATCCTAGAAGACCTCTGAAGGGCCTCTTGGGTTGGGTCAGCTACATTCCCCCTTGAGGCGGGCTTGAGGCTCCTTGCAGCGGCTCCTACGCCCTCCAGAGCAGCATCTACGACAAGGCCAATGCCCAAACCCTCAGCCGTGTTCATGAGAGCACGCTGAGCAGGAGACATATCATCTGTAGTAGCAATAGGCTTCAGCACACTTGACCACTCAGGCTTCATATCAATCAGAGCCCGAGCAACGTTCCCTTGTTGTGAGGTGTTGCTGATCGTGTCGTATACGGCACCTTTAACACCTGCACTTACAGCTCGCTGAGCCCAAGGTGCTGCCTTGCTAAGGCCCGTAGCTCCCTTCAGAGCAGTAGCTCCTTTGGCAACTAGGCCAACTTTACTAACTGCAGTAACAGGGAGCATCCCCAATCCAAACTCAGTTACTGTACGAAGAACATTTCCCCATACAGTACGAGTGATTGGCTTCTCTTTAATGACAAGTGGGTTGTCATATAGGTAGGGTTTATCAGGTGTAGCTGGCTGGTAGAACTTAGGATCAAAGAACTTTGGCAGACTGGTGATACTGTTCACCATGTCAATGGCACCACCAGCCAAAGCATTACCAGCTTCGGTGAGATTCTCACCAATGCCAAACTGCTTAGGATCCTTCAGTTCATGAGAGCCTTTCAGGGAACCATCCGGATTCTTCTTAGCAGCCATATCTTGCTCTGCCTTCTTGTTGGCGGCAACTTCAGCATCGGCTGCTTGCTTATCAGCGGCTATCTCCTGATCGACAGCCTGCAAGTTATTGTATCGGTTTAGCGCTTCTTGGTTAACTTCAAACCGATCATCAAATGTACTCATACAGCCGTACCATGTAGAATGTTAAACCGCCTTCCATCGGGTAGTGCAATTGTCAGTTTGTCTCCGTAATCCGTGCGTACCTTCCCTACAACCCAAGCACCATTCCTAAGGATTACCTTTGTACCAGTAGGCATCGCATAATCCCAACCGTTGTGGGATCTTGCTCCACCATCCCTATCAGCTCCAAACTCACCGCCATCAACGGTGACACCTGAACTCACAGGAAGAATACCTTCAGCAGTCTGGAACCCAACGTAGTTGTCTAGTGATGTTCGAGAGAAGAACTTACCAGTATCTTGTTTGATATCAAGGTGAGGACCAAAGTGACCAGGACCGCTAGGACCAATACCACCAACCTTGTAGACAATGCTGGACTTCATCCGAGACACATCAAAGTTAGGGTTATTGAGGTTTGCCTTGGCAGTGTTCAGAGCAGCACCTAGTTGGTTAGGCTTGACATATTGAAGCCCGATCCATTCGCTACCCATTCCATAGATAGCTTCGTTAAGTGACTCTTGACCTTTGAAGAACTTACCAGCTCTACGGTGGATCAAAGCAATGGCAAGTCTATCTTGAGTATTTTGATCATACAAATCTGAACGACTGGCTTTACCTTGAGAGACAAGACCAGCAAGAGTGCCACCTACAATCTGATAGCGACCAGTGGCGTGTAGTTTGCCTCGTGCTTGAAGATCCATAACCTCTCCAACAGTCATCTGTGTGAGAGGACGGCCAAACTTACCAAGACCTGTACCAGAGCCGATTGCCACATGACCACCTGCATCACCACCCGTGTTCAGAGAGTCGTACCCACCAAACTTAGTGTCATTACTGGATTCCTTACTAGCAATCATATCTAGCAGACCCTGATAAGGAGCACCAGGACTACCACTCATTGAATAGGCTTGAGCAGTTCTAGCCAACGAAGGACGGAAGGTCATAAGACCACGGAACTGCGGACGTACACCCTCATAGACAGCAGCAGCTGGAGGACGTGTAACAGGCTTCTGACCAGCACTCTCCATCAAGATGTCCATCAATTCAAATGGAGTCATGTTGGGGTACATCTCATTCAATGCATAGACAAAGCGGGGAATAGATCCACCTTTACCTACGTTCTTAATCGCTACGACTTCATCATGAGTAAGGATGTTTGCTTTGGTGATGACCTTATGATCACTTGCAATTCGGTTACGCATCTGTGAGATACGTCGAATTGATTGCTGTTGACCACTATCCTTACCAAGAGCTTGGAATCCTGCATCATTACCACTAGCAGGTTGACCATTGATCATACGCAGTGCATACTGACCTTGACCCTGCTGTCCCTTCTGGATCTCTTTGTCTAGTTCTTGATAGGCTTCTTGATAGGCTTCCTCTGGTGTTGATCCTTTCGCCATAAGCTTCTGAGCCCTAGCTTCTAGGTCCTGATGAGCAATTGCTTGCATCATGTAGAACTGACCAGTGATCTGCTCAGGGCTTGTAGCCAGCAAACCCATGGATTGCTTCAGAGATTGATCAACAGCTTTCTTCGTACTGGTGACAAACTCTTTACTTACAGTATCCCCTTGTTTAGCAAAGGATCGGAACTGATTGATCAGAGTAGTGCTATAGCGACCACTCATTAGTTCTAGTGTAGTAAGCTGCCCAGCCCTTGCTTTTGCTTCTAGGGCTTCTTTTGCTTCAGCATCAGCAAGCTCTTCAGTAGTGGTGAACTTAGTTACATCACTCGGAGGATGCTCCTTGAAGGTCTGCCTCCACCACTCTTCATACTGCTTCTTCTCATCCTCACTTAGAGGACCATTCTGAGTGACGAATTCATGTAGCTGTGAGATGGCGTCTTTCTTCTCCTTCTCTTGATTGAACTCGTCCTGCTTATACTGCTTGTAGTTGAACTCATTGATGGCATCATCTAGCTTCGTTAGATCACGACCATAGAGTTCACCAAATGCCTTAGGAGTTGAAGACCCATTAAGGGTAACACCAACACCTTTCAAGTCCTCCAGATCTGCAGCTGTGAACTGACCAGTCTTTGCTAGATCTACCAGAATATCAATAGCTGCTTGTCGCTGGTTACGAAGACCAATGCTCGTACCACCTGAGGTGCGTTGAATCCAATCGAGAACACCTTGAGCACCAGTGGCTTTGTAGTCAGTTACCAGTTCATTGGTCTGCTGCTCTTTGAATTCAGTCGCTAAAGCTTTCTGGCGATCATTAGCAAATGAGATCTTCTCTTGATTCTCAACTTCACGCATCCCCTTGAAGAGATACTCATTGAGAAACTTGGCATCAAGACCACGATATTGCTTCAGGTATTCTGTGCGAAGCTGTGCGTTAACAGCAGCCCACACAGCAGGACCTGCATTACGAGCTGTATTGAGACTGTAGGTCTGACCGTCAATTTCAAACTCTCGATCTTGATTCTCTGCTCTGAACAGTGGATAGTTATCAGCGCCTTGAATGGCAAAAGCCTTCATGGCACCATACTGCCTACGACCACTTAGGCCACGAATCTGTGCAATCTGTTCAGCTGAGATACCACGCTCTTGAAGCTGCTGGATCACACCATTGGTTGCTTGATCAAAACCATCAATCTTAGCTTCACCAGCCTTGAGAGCATTGTACTCATCTAGGGTGATGCCTAACTCAAAGACAGAGTTGTAACCAGCAAGCTCTTCAGCCTCTCCCTTCTTTTCTTGGTAGCTAGCGTATGTCTTTGCTAGAGTCTGAGAGAAAGCAGACAGAGAACCTGTTACCTTCTCAATATCTCCAGCACTCCTGTTCGCGTCGGTTACCTTGACTTGATAGTTCTGCTGAACAGCTTGCTGATATTTATCTCTGAAGCTCTTGTCGAGGTTGTAGTTACTCTCTCGATTCTGAGCTTCTAGTGCATTCTTACGTTGAAGACCCGACAAATACGCATCACGATTCTCACGCTCCTGATTACGAACGGCTTGCATACCACGTATGGTACGCTCACCTTCCGCTAGGATACGTGCAGTCTGATCAGGCGCTTTAATCGGGTCAAATCCTGTACGTTGGGCGTACCCTTTGTACTGTACTTGATCCATAGTTTACATCAGTTAGTTGATTACCACTTAATTCCGCCAATAATATTGCCTATAGATGATGTGATAGCACCAACTGTGTTTGCACTTGTTGTTGCACCCATACGAGGCTTCGGCGTCTTCTTCCACTTCTTGGGATCTTGGAAGATTGCCTTCGGCAGAGGCAGAGGTT